ATCAAGGAACAACATAAGAATAAACATTATTTTAATAGTCATTTTGCGGTTCCATTATGTGCCTTTAACTCTGCTACGGTATCTTTTAGTATTTCCACTTTTCCCTCAAGAGTTTCTATTCTCTGTTTATAGAAGTCCAACGTTAGTGCTTGCTGTTGGTCAAATGGGGCTTTACCTGTTTCTATATTGTGTAGAAGTTTGTCGAACTCCCCCGATAAGTGTTCAATTAACATGAACTGTTCACTGTCCGCAGGCAGCGAGCCTAGGTTCCCCCGAGGCCACTCTCTTGAGAAAATTGTGTTCTCTGTAACGTCATTCTGCATGAGAATGTAATTTGTCTCAATGGTATTCAGTCTTTCAATAATCCCGAAGTAAGCCCAGACTCCTACTGCAACAGACGCAATCAATGAGATCAGATTGCGTATCGGCATAGCGAATTTAGTTCTATCGCTTACATCAATCGCATCCCCACTATACGAACCAGAAGAATCGCTCATCGCGCTTTTTGCATCATTGGGTTATTTGTTAAAACAATCCCATCTAACTTTTCCTCTAATCTAATTAAGTGGCGCATTATCTCGCTAAACTGATCATCTGTTCTAGATACAATCCTTTCTAATCTATTCTCAACACTCTCCAACTGGAAAGCTTGTATCGCTACACTCTCTCTTAAATCATATATGAATGTGAAACCACCGATTATCAAACCTACCGTGGCTACTATATGGCCTACTGATAGGCTCTTGGTCAGTTGGGTTCCATTACTCATATTTCTAGTTTCTCCGCCTCATCTCCTGGNTGTATTATCTCCCACNCAGTTCCACCTGTAACGGCGCATACTATTACCGCTTCTTCCTTCTTGTGAAAACTTAGGAATGTCCAAGAGGGTTTAGTGGGATTATACATAATGGCTCCAAATGATGGGCCATCCTTGCTATCAATCCAACCCTTTCCAACAGGGTACTCACCTAGTATCTCCTGGTGATATTGGAGTGCTTCCTCAACATTATCCCAGCATACCGCTTTTACTGGGAACTCTGTTGCGAACATTCTTGCATCAGCCCTTACAGAAAATATAATTGATATTAATAAACTTAAAAGAAACTTAACTATTATTCCTGTCATTAAAAGGCCGCCTCTGCTTCAGGTTCAAGAACCTTATAACTCCTTCTTATCGGAGGAGTTGGGTCCATATCATATATTCTAGATAGTGCATCTAAAAAATCTGGGTGTATAGTAGGAAATAAACTATACTCATTATCCTTAACCCACTTAACAAGATCATAAGAATGGCCGTTCTCATCCTTTCTTAAAATCTTACTGGACAGCAAAAAGTCTTGTTTCCTTTCCTTGGCATCTCTCTGAAGAGATGTAAGTCTTTTTGAATCTGTGGGATATGGCCAGAAAAATGAACCGTCTTTTAAATCTGGCTCAAGTCTTTGAATCCTATCTTTTTTAGATTGTGAACCTCCGCCCCCCACCCAATTTAATTCATATATAGGAAATGAACTTCCATCTATTCGCATCATCTCCTTAAAATGTTCTATATCGCTTTGAGCGCCATATCTCTCGTAACCTATTTTTACTTCTCCAATTCCTGGGGCTCTCTTCCATTTAGTTCTTAATCTCTTTAGTATAGTCCATCTCTCAGAGAGACTCATCCTATGGCACACCCCATCTAATAAATATTTATTATAGTTTGGATCAACACCAACAACAGCGACCGCTGTTCTATTAGATGATTTCTTTTTGGAGCTAGCTGGATCTACCATTATATACGCATTCATCGTATATGGCCTTATCTCCCACTCTCTCCACCATTCTTCAAGAAACGCTACATCGCTACCGGCTATAGGATTAAGTAACTGTTGACATGCTACTGTATACGTAGATGTGGTTTTCTTTATTTCGTCCCATCTTTCTTGTGTAAGAAATACTGGAAGGCCATCCATTTGTCCATTATGTGTAGCAGTGTGCACTCTAGGCTTTACTGCAGCTCTTTGGAGAATTGTCCCGTATGTATCCCCATAAGAATATCTAGTACCAGCATATTGATATCTAGGATAATGTGTAGAACCAAGATTGAGAGATAATTCCCACTGTGTTGTTGTCTTAATAATCTGCTCTGGTGTAGAGACAGACTCTTGCACAACTACGTCGTCATAAATGATAAGATCAAAATGTCGTCCAGTAGGCTGACCATCCACAAGTCCGTGGGCCTCAACAGTCTGTTCCTTCGGGTTAGAAGATCTCCTAACGCATATGCCTTCATTTTCAGCCCACTTTGGAGCCTGTTGTCTAGGCTTCTGCCACAGGATATCCGGATATAGATTATAAAGTTTTTCATTGGATTCCAGTTCCTGCATTACTTGACGCAAGAACGGCTTAGCTTGTCTTGCTGAAAATGACAATAATCCAATTGTAATATCTGGATTGCATAAAACTTCTTGTATAGTGCCAAGAAAAGTTATTATTGAGCTTTTATAATGGAATCTAGCCCATAAGTCTAACTTACCATCTCTGCTACTTTCTACTTCACGGCATCTTTCGTAAATCCAAGGATGTAACATATCATGCCGATTACACAAGAACACGCCAAGATAGTAACGGTCAAGCTGACCAAGAGTCCGAATAAAAGAATCGTCAATATTAGGATCNTCATGGCAATTGGCATATGCAGAAACAACCTTATAAAATTCTTCGCTTTGAGCCCACCTAGCAAATTGAAAGGCTGCNTCTGAATTCTTTCCTTCAACNANNTATCCTTTAGAGATTGAAGGTAGATTATCCTTTATATCCTGCGGCGTNTGCGGCTTTTGCTTGCTGTTCTGCTTTTTTTCTAGAGGAGTAGCACTTTCCTTTATTGCCCCATTTCCACCCCTTTTTGCCATTAGATAGTTTACACCTCTTTATCGGCATCTTTTTTAGTATCAGGTCCTCTTATATCTTCAGAAAACTTGATATCCTTTGTTATAACCTTAAATAAAATAGAACCATCTTCCTGCTTTTCTGCCTTATAAGTGGTAGGAACAGCCCTATATACAGTAAATTCCGCTCCTTCTTCAGGCATACATGCGGTTCTAGTATAGTTTTCTAGCCTATCAACCATACTATCTACCATCATTAACGGACTCCTATGTCCAGTCATACCCATCAGTCTTTCAAACACCCTATCCATCGCTCTTACTTGAGCACTAATCATTGATACACCCATTGTATTACTCCTTTATTTTACATCGGTTCAAGATAATCTTTGAAATCCTTCTGCTTTCCTGTAATAGGAGGATTCCTTTTATCAAGAAAATCGTTAGGATTTTTAATCTCGCCAGTAAAAGGTGGGTTTCTTTTATCTAAGAACTGAGAAGGGTCAGGATTACCTCCGCCCCAAACAGATAACTCACCACCCTCTGCTAAATTCATCTTTTGTATATATGGTATAAGATCATTAAATGTGATCTTCTCATTTGGATACTGAGCTACTAACTGCGTAAGAGCAAAGTGCAGCATCGCTACCGCTGAATCTTCCATCAGATTTGTTAAGGTCTGCGGAACTCCAGCCTTTACAAGATCTTCTACTCTACTCTCATGAGAACCTCCAGAAGAAACATTATTCTTAATTAGTTCTGGGGCATCTGTTCCATCAGCAATAGGCTTATCCGCAATAGTTTGAATTGATTCAGTGACGCTTTCAATAACAGTTGGCGTTAAGCCGCGCATAATAGGCTTCGACAACGCTTGTGCCTGATCTACACCCGCATCAAATGCTTGTTGTCCTACACCTATTTGATTAGGATAAAGAGACTGGGCCTGATCCATGCCAGCCTGCCAAGCTTGTGTTCCTCTGCTTATTAATCCTGCATTAGGATCTAACGTACCTTCATCCATTTCTCCATAACCTGGCATACCGGCAAAAGAATCTACACCTGCAGTAGTACTTTGTCCGGGAGCTGTCATTTGTGGCCCTGCAAATGGATACCCTTGAGCCACTGCTTGTTGATAACCACCAAATTGTTCAGGGCCTGTTATTGGGGAAGTAATACCTGGAGAGGTGGCTGGCATATTTGTAAAAGAATCTACAGCGGCAGCACCACCACCAGCCAATTGATCTTCGACTAATTGTTGTGTGGTATAGTTTGGCATATAGCCTTGAGGATTACCAGGAGCAAACTGGTGTCCCATAGCTCCCAACTGAGATATAGCGCCGTATTGACTAGCCTGGTCCTCTGGGTCCGGGCCACCATAATCAGAAATATATGGAGAAGTACTTTCCCCTGGTGCAGTCATTTGTACGCCAGACATTGGTGTCGTAGCAGCTGTAAAGTTTGTAAACTGTTCCGGCCCCGTCATAGGCGCTGGAGCATAACCTGGACCCATATCTACCTGAACCGGAGCACCAGGCTGTACCTGTTGTCCCCATGTAGAAAAGTCATCTACTTGGCTAGGTGGAGTAATCCCTATCTGATTTGGATACAATCCTTCAACAGGGGGAGTAATTCCTATTTGGTTTGGATAAAGCCCTTCAGCGGGAGGGGTAATTCCTATCTGATTGGGATAAAGCTCTTCAGCTGGTGGAGTAATTCCTATTTGATTTGGGTAAAGTCCTGGAGACTCTTCCATAGCTATAGTTTCATCATCAAGATCTTCTGTGGCCATAGTACCACCAGCTAACGCAGACTGGAATGCTTTCCAATCATTACTTGAATACCTGCCAGTTAATTGACCAGCATTATTTTTATGGCTAGGTTGAATGCCCATAGCCTTCATCTGGGATTTGTTATTCTCTATGAAGTCTTTATGTTTTTGACCAAAGGCATTCATGCCTGTAGCTCCATAGGCTTGAGCAGCTTCATAGTGCCCAGGATACATTTCCCTGTTCATTCGTGTGGTATAGTCCATAAACGACTCACCAGGTTCCCTTTTAGCACTATCGCTATAGGTGCTAGATTGAAACCCTCCTGGAGTTCCTTGAGAGATCAATCCCTCATCTTCCATCCTGCTGGCTGTTCCACTTGTGTCTTGTACAGCAATAGACCCAACATCCATATTCTGAGATTCTGCCGCTCCCTCACCTAAAGCCTGAGCCAGAGCTTGAGCTAATTCAGTTCCACCTACTAATGCTGTTCCACTAATTTCAGCCATACTTGGTCTTGCCATCTCAATACCCCCCTTTCTTGGGTCTCTTTGGGCGGGCTGTTCTCATTGGCTTACCTGTTCGCTTTGCAGCGGCCTTAGCCTTATTAACTCCTTTCGTAGTATAGGCATATTTCTTTCCACCAACTGTAGGCATATATCCTCCTAATTTAAGACCACCGGCCTTTCTTCGTCAACTTCCAATAGCTTCTCAATAATAGAATCTACATCAACAGCCTTCTTGACTTCTATCTTGGTTGTTTTAGTTTCAGTAATATCCTTTTCCTGTTTGGAATAAGCTGATCTATAACCAAACTTATTAACCATCATAAAAGAATACAGAGCGGTATTGAAAGATTTGTTTTCTAAATTCTCCCTACCGACTCCAATCCAATAGGCCTCAGAAGACTGAACGCCTAATTCTACTGCTTCCTGAAAATCCTGCTTTCTTGGATCCTTTAACCAGCGGTACCAGGTACTTTTGTTAATAGCAAGAAATTTACAAATCTCTACAACAGTGGCGCCATTAGTAAACATCTCGTTTACTTCTTTTTTATTCTTATCCGTCCATACACTACTATGAACTATTTCGCCTTTGCGTTTTCTCATGATGAAATGTAATCAATTATTAATTTACCCTTAAGGTGATCTAACTCATGCTGAATACAAATAGAGGACATACCACCAAAATCTTTGGTGATAGTGTCCCCGTCCAAATTTTTGTATTTAACTTTTATATTTTTGGATCGCTTTATCCTTGCCATAATCTCTGGCACAGACAAACAACCTTCGTTAGTATAAACCTCACCATCTTTCGCCTTTATTGTTGGGTTCACCATTTCGGTTAAGCGTGACATATCGTCTGAAGGATCAAAGACGATGAGGTTTTTTCTTATTCCTACCTGCGGGGCAGCTAGACCAACACCACCATGAGCATACATAGTGTCAGCCATATTCTTAACTATTCCCCTTACATCTTCATTAGCCCCAACATCAATACTTTTTTTCCTTAATCTTGGATTAGGGAATGCTAATATATCAAGAACCGCCATCTAACACTTTATCCAGGCGCTTAACCTTAGATGAAACAACATCCGTAAATAAAAACGGGAGAAGTCCATGTATAACACCGACAACTCCCAATAAAAATAACATACAAGAAACCTTTAGTATATGAGTCATATGTGAAAAGTATTCTTTAATATGTATATGAGAAAAATTCAATTATATTTCCTTTGTATAAGAGGGCCGTGAAGGGGCGTGAGAGATACGTCCAAAGACGCCGATGAGGGGGATACGCCCCGACACGAGCCCAAAAAAATTTTCTATTTGAAAGGCGTACCATCCAAATAAATGTGTTCAATAGGATAGGTTTTATCTTTAACTGTTACTGGTTTGATCTCATCGTTAGGATCTATCCTCTCAATGTAACCAGAATCATACTTATTACCCACTTTAGATATAAAGTCTTTATAATCTTCACTTAATCTATAGTTTTTCATCTTACCTATAAGTAATCTATTTAATCTATCCTTGTTCATACAACCATTATACCATATTACCCCCTATGGCTGGTGCAAAATACCCAGGGTTTTAAACAAATCTTTTAGTGGACGCCCTTAAAAGCAAAAAAATATACAAATAATGACCATATAGGGTACCTAAAACGCAACATTAGGGGGCCCTTGAGTGTGAGAGTACGTGTTTTTTATTATATTGTATGGGGTGGTGGAACAGGACTCCCGAACCTCGATCACCCTCAGCAGTCCATCGGAGTACCTTCCAAAACTTTTGACTTCGTTTTTTTAATCAATGGCTTACGTCGTGTGTGTGTGCGTGTGTGTAGGTGTGCGTGCGTTATGCGTGGGGTTGACTTCCCTAGTGATGAGAGTATAATGAGCGTACCGGTTGAGGAAAGGCCGGTAGGGCGGGGCGCAATATAAGCAGTCGCGTAGTTCCCCGCGACCCTGAGTAATGGCACACTAGACTCATGGGATAAGTAACAAAATGGGGTGGCGATAGATTCCGCTCACTGTCTACGTCGGAGCAGTAGCCCTAACCACTACGGTACAGTTGTCTGACTGTGGCGACTTGGGAGTGACCTACTGCGTAGGCAGGGACACCTGCAGTCTAAAGGTGATGTCGTGTCGTGTACCGAAAGCACGCAAGTATAGAGTCGAGAGCGGTGGGATCATAGGCAATGAGGTCGTAATACCGTTGGATGTCCAGAGCATATTATGAGTATGTTGGAAGGCTACACGGGGGCGCGCAGGAGCGTCCGACTCGCAACCCGAAAGGGAGCTGGGAAGCCGAG